CTTACTGGTCTGAGTAATCAGGATGTCCTATTCCTTGTCTATGGTCCAGCAGGTTCTGGTAAGAACACATTTGTTGAGACTATCTTTGAAGCTCTCGGATCTGAACAGTATGCAGGAACGTTGCCGTCTCAGGAGTTGGCTGCTAATAGTAGTGGAGTTGTAAAGTCTTCAAGTGAATACTACATGGCTTCGCTTCGTGGTAAGCGTATGATCTGGGTGGACGAGCTTCCAGAATCTGAGCGTATTAATGAAAATCAGGTTAAGGCTCTTACTGGTTCATCCACTCTAAACGGACGTAATCCGGGTGGAGAACCATTTAGCTTTAGGGCTCAAGGTAAGCTTTGGATTACAACAAACCACCGCCCTATCATTAACGATGATGCTATGTGGCGTCGTCTACGTCCAATTCCTTGGTCTAATGTAGCTGAAAAGCCGGACCCAGATTTGAAGGCTTATCTGGTTGACCCAGAGGGTGGCCTTCCAGCTGTTCTAGCGTGGGCTGTGGAAGGTGCAATCAAGTATCTAAACTCTAGTGCTCGTGATCCTCTTGGTTGGTGCTCTGCTGTTCGTGAAGCATCTGATATCTATCGTAAGAATGAAGACCGCATCGGAACATTCCTAGAAGAAGAAACCAATCAATCTGAGGGTGCAGCCCTAAGTGTTAAGGCTCTATATTCTATCTATCGTGCTTGGAGTGAAGAACGCGGTGAGCGTGCTATGACTCAGATTGCATTCCAGCGTAAGCTCTCTGACCGTGGTCTTCAAATTGATGGTCAGGGTTCACGTGCAACTATTCAAGGGTTCTCTTTGATGCCACGCGCAGTAGAGAGTTCGGAAGTTGATTGGAACACTATCAACCGTTTTGCTAGGAATTTCTAGTATACTTTTTTGTATGAAAGTTTTTATTGCCACTCCGATGTACGGTGGAAATGCTAAATCTGCCTACATGATAGGTATACAAAATTTAATACTAGAGCTAGCTAGATTGGGACATCAATCTACTGTAGGCACTATTTCCAATGAAAGCCTCATAACTAGGGCAAGAAATACGCTTACACATTCATTTCTTGAAACCGATTTTGATGTGCTCCTATTCATCGATGCTGATCATGGATTTGTAGCAGAAGATATCATTAAAATGCTTGAATCAGATAAAGATATTATTGGTGCTATTCCCCCTATGAAAGCAATTAACTGGGAAGAAGTACGCCAAGCTGCTTTAGCTGGTAAAGAAAATCTAGAATTGTATACTGGATTTTATGCAATAAATACTTTAGAAGAGTCGGCTGATATTCGTTTGAACGAGCCTTTTAAAGTTAGAGCAGTAGGTACTGGATTAGTTGCAATAAAACGTCACGTTTTTGAAAAACTTAAGCCACTATGTAAAACATATAAAGGTAATACTATTAATAGTAACCAAATGGGTGTTGACATTGTAGAGTACTTTACAACTTCAATTGATGAAAAATATAGTGTCTTACTGTCTGAAGACTATAACTTCTGCGATATGTGGAGAAAACTAGGTAATGATATCTGGGTAGCTCCATGGATTCGTATTACTCATATTGGCGACTATACTTTTGCTGGTTCTATGGCTGCATCATTACTGCTAAAGCAAGAAATAGCTAATAAAGTTCAAAATAATGACTAGATAGCTGTGGGATAATTGACTACGGAGTCCAAACAGACATCGATAGGTCATAAGTGCAAAATACAATCTCTAGCAGTCATACTTGCAGTACATGTAACATATTTTATGTAGTACCATCGCTAGCTAGAGAGTGTGAGACTACTCATAGTTTGACCAAAAAATAGTATGTAGTTGGTATACTTATTGAATGGTTAATCTTGTTCAGAAAGCCGTTCAATATGGCGGTAAATTAGCACCTCTAGTTCTTTCCGAGGGTCTTACATCTGGTACTGGGTTGATGAACCCTTCCGTATTTGTAGATGATGATGGTTCAATTCTTGTAAACCTACGTCACGTAAATTACACCTTATATCACTCAGAGAATAGTCAAAGATTCCCTAGTCGCTGGGGCCCGCTTTCTTATCTTCACCCGGAGCAAGACCAGGCTCTCCGTACAACTAACTACATCTGCAGACTAGACGAGAACCTTTCTATCACGGACTACGCCCTAGTTGATACTTCTAAGTTAGATACCCCTCCAGTGTGGGAATTTACTGGAGAAGAAGATTGCCGCCTAGTAAAATGGGAAGATAAGTACTACATTATTGGCGTGCGTCGTGACACTAAACCTAGCGGCGAAGGTCGTATGGAACTCAGCGAGATTGAGTTCGATAATGTGTCTGGAACTGCAAAAGAAATATCAAGAATTCGTATTCCTGCTCCTCTAGGAGATGGCTCTTATTGCGAGAAGAACTGGATGCCTATTCTTGATCAGCCGTATCACTTTGTAAAGTGGACATCTCCAACTGAAGTAGTTAGAACTTACCCGGATCTACCTGCTCGTTGCGAACAGGTATCAGTTGTACAGACTGCTCAGGTTCCAAATGATCAAAGGGGTGGGTCTCAGGTAGTTAAGTGGGGGAATGTATATATTGCCATCACGCATGAGGTATTCTTGTCTAAGAACTACCTAGATCAGAAAGATGGTCTATATCGTCACCGCTTAGTTGTGTGGGATGAACAGTTCAATATGGTTGGACTATCTCCAAAAGCATTTAGTTTTTTAGATGCCAAGATTGAGTTTGTTGCTGGAGCTGCTAAGTACGGCGATGATCTATTAATTAGTTTTGGCTTCCAGGATAACGCAGCGTTTATTCTACGCACTCCAAAAGCTGTAGTTGAAGATTTGATTATGGAGGCTCTGACTTATGAGTTCTAATGAAATTATTGAAAGATTAGTTGTTAATGCTTCTGTTGATCCACTAAACCCTGACAAGAATTTAGTCATAGCAACAGAGTATGAGAAGCTTGGTCAGACAGCTTCTGCTGTGTCTTTCTATCTTCGAGCAGCTGAGTATGGCTACAACAGTAGACCTTTAACCGTTTATTCAGCTTTGCTTAGAATTTCTTTATGTATCGAAGGTCAGAAAAATAGGCAAATAACTGTAAGTAATGTATTGCTTCAGGCATTGGCGTATATCCCTAATCGGCCAGAGGCATATCTACTAATGTCTCGGTTTCACGAGCGTTCTGGTAATTGGCAGGAAGCTTACACTTTTGCCTCTCTAGGTTTAGAGTTCATTAATAAAGAAAATACCTTACCCATACACGTAGATTATCCCGGTGACTACTCTCTACTATTTCAGAAAGCAGTCGCTGCCTGGTGGGTTGGTAGGCGCGATGAGAGCATAGAAATTATGGCTAAACTTTCAGCAATGCCAGAAATATCTCCAGAGTATTCTTTGGCAATTACTTCTAATCTAGAGAGGATGCGCAGCTCATATGCTTCTATTTGATATTGGTGCTAACCGAGGTGATGCAACACTAGCGGGACTTGAGCTAGGTTATTCAGTTGTTGCACTTGAACCAGCTCCTAAGATTTTTGCTAAGTTAGTGAACAACTTTATATACAATCCAAATGTAATTCCACTCAAGGTTGCTGTAGCTGAAAAATCTGGAAAGCGTCTAGAGTTTTATGAGGCCGTAGAAGATGGTCTATCTACTCTAAATAAAGACTGGCTCACTTCGGATACTATGCCTTATAACGGTAAAGAGTTTAGAACCATTCAGGTTAATACAATTACGCTGGACGCCCTTATTGAGAAGTATGGAAAACCAGACTTAGTAAAGATTGATGTTGAAGGTGCTGAGTGGAGTGTATTTCATGGTCTTACTCAGAACTGCGGGACCTTGGTGTTTGAGTGGACTCAGGAAACCCTTGGTGAGCATGAAGCTCAACTGGAATATCTAAAGAGCATTGGGTACTCGGAGTTTATGTTCCAGTTTATTGAAAACCACCTACAGGAACCAGAGACCCCCGTATGGCATTCTATTGGTAGCGAATCACTAGACACTCTTCGTAAAAAAAGAGAGAAGTGGTGGACTACCTCTGGATGGAGACGCGCTAATCTACGTCCAACAGCAGATGTTGGAATGATTTGGGTTAGATAGAACTATCTAATGTAACAAACTGCAAGGTTATTACTTATACTTGCAGCCAATAGTGGGATTGATCCGGCTTGAAGTGCTAGACCTGCAGCTGCATGCGCGTGAGTATTGGTGGTTCCAACTGTAATGTTGGCTATAGTTCCAGTTGTAAACGTTCCAGCACCTATAGTTAAAAAGTTACTCGGTGTAAGTCCCTCTGAGTTGAAAGTACCAGTTATAGAGCCATCACTAGGGATTTTAATTATTCCAAGAGTGCCAGTACTCCTAAGAGCTATAGTCCCATCCGAAGCTACATGCGAATATAGAAGTGTATTTCCTCCAGATTGAGGGGTGACTTTTATATTAGTAAGTATGTTCCCATTTGCACTATCTATTTTCACGAATCCACTAGCACTTCCACCAGCTGCTGAAGAATAGATAGATAGATAGGCTTCAGTAGTGTTAGTGTCTGGAGTAGTAATAGTTGGATACCCGAAGGATATAGAAATTGCTACGCTATTTACATAATATTTAGACCATAAAAGTGTTCCAGCAGAACTATATTTATATACTGCGCATGTATATCCGCCCAGGGTTGATGAGTTCTGTCCAAATGTTGCATATATATTTCCAGCTGCATCGGCACTTACTGTACCAGCAACAATATCAGTAGTTCCAGCAGCAGGGGTGAATGTTCTTTCCCAGTTAACTACTCCGGTTGCTGCTGAAAAATTTATCATAGCTGCACTGAATGGGCTGACTGTTCCGATTGTGCTAACTACTGTAACAGTATCGGAATAAAACTCGTATGTTATATTGTCGTGTGATATTGCAGCGCTTGATACGCTCCAGAGAAGTGTACCATTGGGATCTAACTTCATTACTACGCCCACAGCTGTAGATAGTTGTCCAGATACATATATGCATCCAGAATTATCTACAGTTATTGATTTTATAGCTGATGATACGTTAGTATCAAATCTTTTATACCATAAAAGATCCCCATTAGTATCAAATTTTGATACTGCAAAATATCTATAATGACCCACTAGTAAGTTGTCTAAATGGTCTACAGTGCAACTATAACTCTCGGTAGTAGTGCTTATTGTTTTACACCACACGATATTACCTAAACCATCATATTTAGTTATATCTTGGTATCCAACTGTCCATAGCGGTCCATTTTTACCTTTTATAAAACATCCATAACCTATTCCAGATTGCCTCATAGCAAAATAAGGACTCTGCTCACTAGATAAGTGTCCAGAAGCTTTAGATGAGAGAGATCCGATAGAACTTGCTAAAGGCATTATGCGAACTTTACTTGAGTGCCTAGTATTAGGTATGTATGTGGAGTAGTACTAGAAGATGTTTTTATAACTGAAAAAGAGTAAACATCAGTTCCTGAAGGATTACCTCCTACAGGTGCTATTCCATTTTGCCAGTCAGTAACTACGTTAGTTGTAGATCCATCTATCTGAATTACATTGGCATAATACGCAGTTGTACCATTTGTATTTAAGAAACTAAAAGTCATAGATTCCCCGACAGCAAGAATACTGCTTAGTGCTGTACCAGAATTACCTCTAAAATTTAGAGTAAAGTTTGCTGAAGCATTAGAAGTGTAATACCAAGCAGAGGCAGTAAGAGCATCTATGTTGACTGTTCCAGTTGCAGAAGAAGCTACTATATTTACTGTTTCGGTCGCAGCTACAAAATTAGCATTAGAGAATGTAGTCGTGTAGTTTACTGATGTAAAGTCCCAAGCGGAGCCGTTAAACTTCCAGGTACGACCATTATATGTATATATATCATTAGTTGCAGGTGATGTAGGGAAGTCAATAGCCATGAGTTAATTATACCACGGCTCGTATAAAGGTCTGAGTCTCGGCATCCCATGTGTCACCAATACTGGCTCCACCAGTAGCCTCGGTAATTTCTACGCAAGGTCCTACTACCTGAGAGACTGACTCTAAACTATCTCCTGCAACGGTATTAGTTACTGCCCCACCATCAGGGTTTACTACTGCAAATGTTGCCATTTTATCTCCTTATATCTTTATTACCAATAAATTAAAACACAACCTACGCCACCGGCACCGCCAGTCGCGCCACCACCGTTTCCAGCTCCACCGCCTCCGCCACCGCCGGCACCGCCAGCGCCACCATTTACAGTTGAAGTATCAAATCCAGGACCTAGTAGGCCACCTCCGCCGCCACCTCCAGCTCCTTGAGTGGTACCTGAAGGACTGGTATATCCAGCTCCTCCTGAAAAAAGTCCCCTACCACCAGCCCTACCTTGGGCAATAGTTGCGCTAGCTCCCGCGTTATATGCTCCCCCGCCGCCGCCGCCAACTAATCCGTTCCCGCCTAATCCTCCAAGCGCTGTCACTCCAATAGAGTTGAAAGCAGCACCTCCACCACCGCCGCCAGAAGAACCAAAAGCTCCTGTCCCAGCTGCAGTTCCTGACGTGGCAGAGGCTGTACCACCAGCGCCTCCTAGCTGATAAACCAGAGAAGACTGAGCACCTAAAGCATTAGCTGCTGAACCTGAACTTCCTCCGCCACCTCCAGCAGACCCATTTGTGCCAGATCCAGCATTTCCTATGTTAGCACCACCTGCACCGCCACCATATGCAAACAAAGAACTGTATGTTGTTGTACCGCCAGGTGCACCACCAGCGCCAATTATTACAGAATTACTGGCTGGAACCCAGCCTGCAACTACGGCACCTCCACCACCGCCGCCACTAGCTCCTGCGCCAGATAGGCTACCACCTCTACCGCCACCACCAGCAAGTATGACAAATACTGTAGATATTTCAGAAGGAATATCTACGTAGCCAGTAGCTGTTATTGCATATCGTAAAGTTAAACCAGTTGGTACTAAATGATTTACAGTCATGTTACCAATAAAGTAGGACTGCGCCTACTCCTCCTACACCACCTACAAGAGACGCGGCTCCTAGGCCACCGCCTCCGCCGCCGCCTCCAACTCCACCGTTACCACCAGCGGTTGCAACCGCGGTTGTGTTACCAGCTCCTGCAGCTCCAGGCCCTACTATACCTCCGCCTCCACCTCCTGCGCAGTATTTAGCTAAGTTTGTTCCAGTTGCAGTACCACCTGTACCGCCAGGAAATTCACCATTACCGCCAGCACCTCCAGTGCAAGTACCGTCAAATGCCGTAGAGGTGTTTGCGCAGGCTCCGCCTCCACCGCCAGTTAGACCTACTCCACCAGCACCTCCAGCAAGAGTTCCAGTTGTTGTAGATGTTCCATATAGACTTCCACCACCGCCACCAGCCGCGCCGCTGCTACCTGCAGTAGCAGTTGCAGTTGTTGTAGATGTGCTTGCTAGTGCAAGTCCGCCAGCTGCACCTAAGTGGTATACAAATATAGACTGAGCTCCGCCTGCAGTTGCTGTACCAGCGTTAATACCGCCACCACCAGCTCCACCACCGTTAGCAGAAGCTACTCCAGCTGTAGCACCAACTCCGCCACCAGAACCACCGGCTGCAAATAGAGTCGAGTAATATGTTGTACCACCAGTACCACCGATAGAGTTGTTACCACCAGTACCACCAGCACCGATAGTTGCATAGTTCGAGGCTGGAACCCAGCCTGCGACTACAGCTCCACCACCTCCGCCACCGGCTCCGGAGTTAGTTGTAGTTGTTCCACCGCCGCCTCCGCCACCGCCTCCAGCAAGTACAGCAAAAACGACAGATACATTAGATGGAATGTCTACGTAGCCTGTGCTGGTAACTACCATCTTTAGCTCTAAGTCAGGTGGAATATATCCATATCCTCGTAATGTACCTTTATTCATTTTTAGAAGTCTCCACCAAATGCAGTTACAGAATAACCACCATCAGTTGTTGTACCCATGGTTGCTACTGAAACATATAGTTTATATCCAGCCGCAAGGATTAGGTTGTTGAATGATGTTGTTACCGAAGCAACTGGAGTACCAGCAGCTGCAGTCACAGCTGGAATCGATACTTCCTTATATAGAAATACGCGAGTAGAGCTCGCATCTGCAATAAAAATACGACCAACGTTGGCTGATGATGTAGTTAGAGCTGTAAAGGTT